AAAGGACTAGAATCTAACTCTGCTCTTAATACTTCCGTGATGCTGTAAAACCCTACCATTTATTTTGTTGTTTTTTTATTTGTCTTATTTCTATTTCCGTCTTTTGCTTCTCAAAGGTCAAAAATGTCAAGGCTTTAACCAGTGGTTGCTTTGTAACTCTATCGAATTCGAGAATGTTTCCTTTAGCTGCTGCATAGATGCTTTGATACCAACCCCATTGTTTAGCAAATTGTGCTGTTTCGCTGAAGTCGTTTTGCTCAGTTTCTTCGTCTCCGTCTCCAAATAATCCCCCAAAGCTTCTAACAATTCTATTCCTAAAGTCCAAAAAAAAACACTTGCACCCAACGCCACACTGACAGGAGCCAGCTTCATAGCATCACTGAACTCAGCACTACCTTGATACTCCATTATTTCGTACAGCTCGCCTTTCTTCTTTGTGATAGGCCGGTAAAATACAGCCATAGCTTTGTGCATAGTCTCCCAGCTTGTCATATACTTCTCAGCGTCTATATACTCTCCCCACGTTATCATTTCTAAATCCGGAATAAAACCGAATTCTATATCTCCTAACTTAAAGCGTTGTTTAAATCCTTGCTTTACTGAGAATAATTTGTTGAAGTGTTCTACTAAGTCGCTTAAATCAGTGGCTTTTATTTTGATTACGTCTTTTAACTGAATACCACAGAATAACTGTATCATTTTTTCAGAAATAAACAGCTCGTCGTTTGAACCTTCTGCTGTCTTTCTAAAGTCCTGATATGCCCTTAGAGGTATCTCGTCAAGGCTTGTCGGTATCATTAACTCTAACTTCATAGTATTAAAACTTTTATTTCGTGTTTGTGTTGTTTGAGATTGCTATGTTGTACGCCTCGTTCAGCATTATCAAATGTTTACGTAAGCTCATAGGGTTGTCGAAAATTATTCGAACCTTCTTTCCTTTCTTTTGGTAGATATAGTCCTGAACTACCGCTATCATTGTCTCAACGGATGGCGTAGCTTCCATAGCTTGTGTTTATTCCTAGTGTTTCCATCTCGTGATATCTTAGTGCATCTAGTAAGTGATCTACGCCTATCGGTTTGTTTAATCTAACTCCTGTCTTGTCAGTGTCCCAGCAATAGGCTCTAAGCTCTTTGATTAAGTTAGTGCTGTTTGCCGTAACCAAATACTCCTGACGCTGCATTACGTCTATTCCGTATGTTATCGAGTCTTTACCCTTAGTTACTCCCTTTATAGTTATACCTTGTCTTCGTATCTCTTCAATACTTTTAGGTTCTGCGCTATCAGCATACACTGGTACGTGTTTCGGTAGTTCTTTGGCAATGTCAGTATTCAGCATTCCGGTTCTATATACTAGTTCGTTTACTATGCGTTGCCCATTGTAGCTATACACCTCTACTATCGCAGTAGGATCATTCGAATAACCGAAGTCCAATCCGATTCCTATAAGTCGTGCATCTTTTGGCAATATGTCCAATATTTTCCAATTATTGAACACGACACCTTCTAAGCTACCTACTTTGCCTTCGCCATAAACTAACCACCAGTTACGCCAATAAGAGGATGTCTCCGCTTTTACCTTGTTCTTCTCTATCTGGTCTACTATGCTTTTATCTAATGCTTCGTTGTCTTTGTATGTAAGGATGATAAAGTCGCTGTCAGGTTCGTCTTTTAGTTCGGTATGCACCCAAAACTCATTAGCCGGATTGAAGTCCAAGTAAACCTCTTTCTTTGTACGTATCGATAACTCGTTGTAAGATTCGAACGTTACGTTATTGCACTCGTTAATATACAAAATGTCACGCCTTGCACCCCTGAGCTTGGAGCTGTCATCTGCGCTAAAGAATTCGAATGTGCTTCCGTTTTTTAGCTGATACGTAAGCAAAGATTTATTAAACTGATCTTCATTGAATCTATTAGTCCATTTCAGTATTTTCAGAAAGTCCTTTAATGCACCCCTTCTTAAATGCGGTATTGATTCAGCTACTATACTTATTTCTAAATTAGGAATCTGTATTGCTTTGTTTATTAATACTGCTAAAATAGAATACGTTTTCGAAGCTGCCGTGCCTCCTTGTATTATTTTAGTCCGTCTTTTTAAAGCAAGTACTTTATTCGTTGCTGTCGTTCTCTTGAACATCAGGAAATAATGGCTGTTCTAAAATCGTTTGTTCTATTTGTTGGACTGGCGCACCGTATGCTGAGTTCATTAACTCTTTATAAGCTGAAACATCACCCTCTCGCATTTTCTTAACCATTGCCAAAGTTCCTAAATCTTCTTGGGTTAAAATTTCTTCAACCCCTGTAATTGGGTTCTTTGCTTTTTGTGTTGTTTCTAACCATTGACGTGCTATTGTGCTTCTATTCTTTGCCCCTTTAGGTTTTCCTGCTGGGTTTCCTGATTCGCCTTTTTGCCAAGCTGGTTTTAAATTTTCTTCATTTGCCATAATTCGGTGAATTTTCGGTGTAAATAGAGCGTCGGGGTGGTATCGCACCCCTTCTTTAATCTGGAATGATTAACGCATTACTTTTATGCTTCCGACGCTTGTTGTTTTCGTTCTTGTAAAGTTACTTTTTTTCCTTTATACATACCAGCTCCCATTTCATCTATTTTGCTAAATGGTAATATCGGAACGGTTATTTTGCAAGTTTTATCAATTAGGTAAATGTATCTTAATTGATTTCCATTTAATTTTTTTGCACCAATATATTCCATTATTCTTTTTGAACTTGTAGACCCATTTCTTATTTCATCAAACTTTTGCTTTGTAATAAACGGAAGCAACCAACTTGTATAACCGCTTTGTCTTAAAGTACACGCTTGTACTACTTGTTTATTTGGTAGTTCCCAGTTTTCAGTTTTATCATTAATTTGAGTAAGTTGAAACCCACTTGCCCTGTATATTGTTCCGTCTCCACAAAGAACGCCATCACTAAAAGATAAAATCCATTTTATGTGAGGTGCATTTTTTTTAATTAATTTAAACGTAATACTTAAACATCTACTTTCTGAGTATTTAGGCAAGTAATCATCAAAAGCCATTCTGTTCAGTTCAAGCATTTCATTCCATAAAGTACCTTGTACTAACCCTAAAACTTTACTTTTATCTAAAGGACTTCCAAAACTTAAAACTCCGTGTAATTTATTATCTAAAAAAGCACCAAAATGAAGTTTTGAATTAGGAGCAACTTTACCGCTATAATGATGTTTCTTTACAAACTCATTAGCAATCTTTGAGGGTATGACCTTGACTATTATCTCCTTTGCTCTGCCCATTGCATTACTATCAAATAAAGTGCGTTTCCATTCGTGTTTTCGTTGCCCATTGTTTCGCAATATTTATAATCTTCCGTTTCTTTAATGTCTGCTATTGCATTTTTTATTTGTTCCGCTTGTTCATCTGCTAAAGTAAAAGTCATTTGTTGAAAAGGTGCTTTGTCTCCATCAGGTAAACTAAATTCAGTTCCTAATTCATCAGCGTTTAAATCAAAGCCAGGTAAATCTAAACCCCAATCGTCTAATTTTTCAACGTCCCATTCATTTGCTAAACTATCCCAATCCCATTCACCAAAGCCTACGTTATCTTTAATCAAGAATTCGTTTTTCTGTTCCTCCGTCCATTCGTCTGCTACTATAATTGGTATTTCTTTTAATCCTATCTCTTTGCACGCTTTTAAACGCATATTACCACCCAATACGCAATACTTTCCATCTGTATCAGTAAAAACGATTAGAGGGCGTTTATTTAGCATATCAGGAAACTCTTGGATAGATTTAACTAACTTGTGAAATTTTCCGTCTTTTATTATTCTTGGGTTCTTTGGGTTTGGTTTAACCTCTTTTATATTTACTAACTTCATTTAATTAGGATTATAGTTATAGCTTTCGAATTCGTCTTTTGATACCGGATATAACTGCATTAAATCTATATCATAGTCATAGAAAACAATGTACTGCGCTTCTGCAATAGTCAAAATCAATTTCAGTGCATTCCAAGTTTTCAAATGGCTCTCAGGGTTTAGTATCACTATGTAGTAATCACTTTCCAGTGTCTCGCTTGGTTTCCTTAGAT